TGTTTCTGTAGAAATCCGACTCGTTATTGGACTAAATTAAAAGAAAGATCAGAAGGTGAGCAAGTTGCTTGCTGTATCTCCTGTGCTACTGTATTTTCTGTAAAAGAAATACCGACTAAAAAAGAATGGTGCGACCGGGAGAAACAAGCAGAACGTAGCTTTTCTGACAATTCAAAACCAGTTCTCCCTGCGCCAAAAAATGCGTTTCACTAACTCTCGATGTGGCTATACTGAAGAGGCAGGGGAAGCCTATCCCCAAGGACAGCGTATGCGATTAGCAACCAAACCGAAGGTGGCACCCGTTCCCTCGAAACCCTCGGTTCCTGAAAAGAAGAAACCTACAATAAAGGTAAAGGAAAAAGAAGATGTAAACATTACGATGAAAGGTGCCGGTAAAAGTTTTGGTAAAGCTACTCTTCCAACCGAAATGAAGCTACCTGTTAAATCTCTTGGTGATTTGACAATTTGTATTCACGGTGAAAAAAAGATCGGTAAGAGTAGTCTAGCTAAACGATTCAAGAATTCTTTCTTTTTCTTCTTTGAACCTGGCGGTAAAGGTTTAACAAGAAATGGAGAGTTAATCGAGGATTGGCAACAGTTCAAAGATTTCTTGGTTCTTTTAGATCGCAACCGAGAGTATGCCGACACCTTAATTATTGACACGATTGATATTGCTTACAATATGTGCTTTAAGCATGTATGTGAACAATTAAAAATTGAGCACCCTCAAGACTTGGGTTTTGGTAAAGGGTGGTCGGCAATCAAAGATGAATTCATCGGTGAGATGGACAAGCTAATGAGGCTTGGCCGAGGAATTATTTTCCTTTCCCATACCGATAGTAAAGCATTCCAGCGAAGAGGAGGCGGAGAGACACATAAGCTTGTATCGACAATGGCAACTGCTGCACGAGAGTATATTACTGGCGTTGCAGATATGATTGCTTATTACGGATATTATGGTGAGGAGAGATACCTTACTATAGATGGTTCCGATTATGTTGATGCAGGACAAAGACTAGAAGAGAATTTCATTACTACAACCGGAGAAAGAGTTCATTCAATCCCAATGGGAAATAGTGCTGATGAAGCTTATGAAAACTTCGTGAAAGCATTTAACAATCTACAAGAAGGATCGTTTGACTCGGATAGTTTAGAAGCAACTGGTTTGTCTAACAAACGAGCCAAAATGGTAAGCACCAAACCACCACGACGATAAGGACATATAATTCAAATGGCCCGAACTACACAACCTGCCCCTGCTGCAAAAACCAAGAAGCCTCTTTCTTCTTCAGGAAATACGGCAACAGCTTCTGCATCTAAATCTCCTGCAAAGAAGTCGAATGTTTCTCCCGCAGTAAAGAATTTGCTAAAGGGAGCATCAAAGACTTGGGGAGATGCCGCCCAACGTGCAAAGGAAAATTATTTTAAGCCTTTGCCTAATGGTCGCTATGAGGCACGTCTTGCTTCCGCAGAAATCTCTGAAGGAGATAAAGCACAAATCATCTTCAAGTATACGGTAACTGCTGGTACTCAAACTGGCGAAACAATTACCAAGTGGCTTCAACTTGAAGGTGAATATGCAAATGATTTTCTTGCTCAAGAGCTAATTGCATTTGGCGTAGATGTTGACGCAATGAGTCTTGAGGATTTGCCAGAAGTTCTTGAGGCACTTGTTGAAGAAGCACCTCTCTGTTCTCTTCAATTGCGACCGCAGAAGAAGAATCCTGAATATCAAGAAATCAAGCATCTCGGTAAGATTGAATCTTCTGCTTCTCCTGAAGATGAAGACGATGATTCTGATGAAGATGTAGAAGATACCGATAACGAAGATGAAGATGGAGATATTGAGGATACCGGCGAGGATTCTGAAGAGGAAGAGGAAGAAGTAAAGCCAGAACCTAAAAAGCGTGGTCGGCCTGCAAAGAAGCCAGAACCAGAGCCGGAACCTGAAGAGGAAGAAGAGGAATCCGAGGAAGACGAAGAAGATTCCGACGATGAAGACGAAGAGGAAGCCGAATTGGAAGAAGGCTCTATTGTTCGTTGGAATTTGAAGGGTAAAGAAGTTGAAGGTATTGTGCGTGAAATCAACGAAGACGAAGGTTGGTTGAAAGCAGTATACGAAAAGACTCGATACAAGGTGCAATTGGATGATGAGTCCCTTGCCCTTGTTACCGACTAACCCTTCAATTCCCCACTAATAACTACATAACTACTAGGCCGGGAGGGGAGCAATCCTCTCTCGGTCTTTCTTTCATTACAGACAGGACATGACCACGAAATGTCACCCGAAGAATTCGTAGATTCCCGATCCAATCTAGTAGATGCTGATTATGTATCAAGCATTTTAACTGAAAAAATAATTTCCCATCTAGGTATCGCTAGTTTAAAGAAAATAATAAGTATAAATAACTACAGCAAACTAGATTCCGTTAACCGAGAACAACTAAAAAAGATTGCTAATTCAGTAGTTCGTGCTGCGTTGTCCGATCTTTATAACAAGATGAATCCAGAGCATTTCGAGGGTTATCCTGATGCTCGTAAAGTTGCAGAGAAACTATATGATGAATTTTTTAAAAAGTATAAAAGCCAGCATGGCATGAATCTCTCTGGATATGAAACTTGGGAATTAGCAGGCGCACAAACTCAAGATGCTTGGATTGCAGTAGCTATTCTTTCTCAGAAGATTTGGGAGGAACAAACTGGAGTAAATCCAAATCAACCAGAAAAAGAAACAGGGACTAACTGGAAAGCTATCGCCCTACAACGTAATGAAGAAATTCATAGACTCAATGAAAAGATAGACGAGCTATCCAAGAAAAACTTGAGTTTAGTTCAAGAAAGAGACATGTTACAAACCAAGTGGGATCAAGAGTGTAGTAAAAACGCACAGCTACAAATTAAACTAACTAACGCAGGTCTTGGTCACGTTATTTCTGAAGAGAAAATGCCTGATACCGCAGAACAAGCTAGAGAAATTCGTGGTAATCAGTATGGGCATTTCCACCCTAATCACGAACAAGTAGGGCAGATTTGGGGAGGTATTCTTTCTGCTCATTTTGGTGTTCGTATTCCAAATCTTCCTGCATCTTTAGTTGAGTTAATGATGGTTGGACTAAAGCTGTGGCGTATCGCTAAATCCCCTCTTCATTTAGACTCTCAAGTAGACGCACAAAATTATCTGAATATGGTTCCTGAAAGCCAAGGAATTGAAGCAGGAGAAATTGCCGACCCTACACTAACCCCGACAGCAATAAAAAAGGTAGACTTAGAGCTTATATCAAGCATCATTCCGAAAGCAAAGATTACCTACGCTGACGGTAAATCTCAAGATGAAAATAAATCTGAATCCGACGAGCAAGTAAACGTGCCGAGGTTTTAAATGCGCTCAAGAGAAGTCTTAAACACTAGCGGCCCGATAGCTATCGACACAGAAACAACAGGAATATTGCCTTGGAAGTCCCCCGGTTGCAAGACCGGGGACCGTCCTTTTATGGTGAGCCTGTGTGATATGGATTTAACTACTCAAATAATTGAGTGGGACGTAAACCCAAAAACCAGAGAGGTTAAATTTGAAACCAAAGATATTGATTATCTCGGAGAACTGTTTTCCCTTAGAAAATTTAAATTTAACCTGTTCAACGCAAAATTTGACTTTCGTATGTTATGGATGGTTCCAGGGTTACGAGACGTTATTAATAATCTCATACAAGAGATGTTTTTCAATGAGGTCTTCTTCCAAGCAAAAATTTGTAACTCACAAGAACCTATCGGTGGTTATGGATTAAAGCCCATCTCAAAGAAGTATCTAGGTATTCCTGATGATGATGAAAAGGCTTTATCTGATGCCATTAAGAAAGCACGAGCATTTGGATCAAGAAAAGTTAACCAATGGAAGAAATACTCTTACGGCAGAGAACCTTCCAAGGCAGATATGTGGATGGTGCGGCTTTGGGCCAATATAACAGGACAACCAAAAGAAGTAGCAAAACTCTGTGAGACTTACGCAAGACAAGACGCAGTAAGAACTTGGTTATGTGCTCCGATGTATGAAGACATAATGGACAACGGCTTCCCTCGTGTAGATTCTGAAGGAAAAGAATATAGAGAATACGATGCATCATTAAGAGAAACATACTATCGAGAAATGCGCCTGTGGCCGTGTATTTGGGAAATGGAAGAAATCGGTATGACCATTTCCTACGGCAGATCAATGAAGGAGAAAAGACGAGCAGAAGAACTATCAGAGAAACTTTTAGCTGAAATTACCACGTTCGCTGAAGAAAAAGGGCATACTGACTTCAATCCTGGCAGTGGGGATCAATTAGCAGAGGTCCTTTTCTCTCCAGAACCAGAGGGTTTTGGTCTTGAACCAACCGAATGGACAAAAGGTGGTAAGAATAAAGCACCACGGCCAGCGACAAGATTGGATGCATTACGTCCCTTATCGGGACATTTCTTTGTTAATTTAGTTCAAAAATATAATTCAGCAACAAGTTATATCAGCAAATTCGCCAACAAATACGAAACCCTAATGGTGAAAAAAGAGGGAGATATACACACTCTTCATGCAACAATTAATCAAGTCGGACCAATTACTTCTAGAACATCATGTCAGGACCCACCACTACAACAAGCTGCGGACGCTGCTAAAACAGCAAAAAATCCAAATCCTATCCAAGCAAGATACCCGTTTATACCAGAACCAGGTTGGGTTATGTATGGTGCTGATTGGGCGAACCAAGAATTAAGAATATTCGCGGAATTAGCTAACGTCACACCCCTCCTAGAAGCCATGTATAATGGGCGAGATGCCAACGATGAAAACGCTAACCGTATCTGGGGAGGAAAAGGAAACCCTTCTGCAATACAAGCTATGTCTATGGCATTAGAATTAGGTTCACCAGAACCGGATTCACAATTAGTGCTTGATGCATGGAAGGAAATCAAATGGAACAAGAAGAAATCTGCTGGAGGTATTTTCTCTTCAGAAGCCTCTGCCGCTGCTGATTATTTTCTTTCATTACATAATTATGAAATCGTTGCTGCCGAGAAGTC